GCCATTGTAGCTCCGCACCTCTTTTGCGTTTCTGTTTTAACCGCGGATACGCGTTCTTGTAGCGAATTAAGAGCCTCCTGCAGGTGTTCTTCACTACGGTACGGTTTATCTATAAACTTGGCAGCATATCGTACCACATCTGGGTACAAACCATAAGGAGTCAAAAACCAACCGGCGAACTCACCAATAGGTGTGTTATGCAGTTTAAGACCATGCCCAGTGAACTTAATAAGATTACGGCCCTTCTCGGTGAGCACACTGTGGGTGCAGCGTACAGCGCTGTCATCACCTTTAAACATGGCGAAGTCTAACCCCTTGTACTCAAACGATATAAAACATAACGCCATGTTTCCAATAGTGTTCTCACAAATAGTAAACGGATTACCTGAAAACTGCTTCTCGAACCCACTGAGGACTGTCTTACCAAACTCATGGCGATACTCCATACGCCAACTCTCGCGGAAGTTCTCGAACCACTGCGCTAACTTTTCGGGACATCCAATCATAATAAGTAAGCGACTAGTCACTTTTGCGAAGCAACTACGGAATGACGAATCCCATTCGGAGAAGTCATTACACGTCCAGTTAGTATTGTCGTGATTGCCTAACTCTGACATATGTTGGGAATAAACGTCATTGAGGTGGGCTTCGCTGTTGTGCGTAGCTAATATGATCGGGCGTGCATTTTTAAGAAGGATTTCGCGCATGCGATCCAAAATAGAACGGGCGTAAACACCAAAAAGCAAGTTGATAGCTTTGGAAGTGGCGGCAACGCCTTGTCCGCACTTGGTTGTGTCGTCAAAGCCAGCATCGGGTTTGAATTTCGTTTGGCGCTTATTAAAGAATTTAAGCGCCTCCTTGGCTTCTTCGAATTCTACTTCAAGTTCTTTCGCGGTAGATGGGTTGGAGTTTATCTTCGCTTGCAAGGCTTCTAAATACTGGCCAGCGCGCTCTTTGAGGTACTCGGGAGGGACGCGCATATCGTCGCGGAGTTTACGCAATGCATCCGTGCGCCCATAAAGTGCCCTGCACAGACCACCCATGAGCTCGGTGTACGCAAGGTGCATGCGCTTGGGGTCGTTAGGTCCGCTTAATTTAGCATAACGTTTAACCAAGGTTTGAGTCGCCACGAGCTTAGACGATGCTATCTGATGTAAGCATAGTCGCGCG